CTCCACCGCCTTCTTCGCATTCATCCAAGTTTCATTGCTCATGAGGTTGGCGATGCGGGCGTGGGACAGGCCGCTCTTTGCAGCGTAGGCATTGATGATGCTCTCCTTGACTTCGGTCAGCACCTCGATGGCTTTCTCCATGTCCTTGGTGTTGCCCATCGCAACGGTGCTGGGGTCATGGATCATCAGCATGGCGACAGGACTCATCTGGACGGTATCACCGGCCATTGCCACAACGGATGCCGCCGAAGCCGCAATCGCATCGATCTTGACTGTGATGCTGCCCTTGTAGTCCTTCAGCATGGTATAGATCTCGGCAGCGGCGAACACATTGCCGCCCGGAGAGTTGATCCAGACGGTCACATCCCCCTCGCCGGATTCCAGCTCATCCCGGAACATCTGCGGCGTGATCTCATCGCCCCAGAATGATTCCTCATCGATAGGACCTTCCAGCCGAAGGATTCTGGTGTCGTCACTGTTTTTGATCCAGTTCCAGAATTTCTTCATCGATTTCTCCTTCCATTTTTTCGTGGCTTACTCTCACTCAGCCGGTTATCGCTGTCAGGTTCTTCGGTTTCCTCTTCCTCTGTCTGGGGCTGTGTTTTCTTGGGCTGGTTCTGCTGGACTGCGGCAGCCTTGTTCTGCTGTGCCACACCTGCATCTTTCAGCTTCACATAGCCGCCGTTCAGGTAGTAGTCGTCACCGCCCTCCTCTGCCGGGATGAGGTCCATGTTTTCGAGCCGATGCACATCATTCGGAGAAAGGAAGCCGTTGCTGATGCCAGTGGCGTAGCCGTTCATCCGGCTCTGGTAATCACCACGGAGCAAACCGTCCACATTGAACTTCGGGAAGTAGGTATCCTGCTCCTCTTCCAGCAGCAGATCTTTGATGATGCCCTGCTCGATGCGGACAAGCCACGGGGTCAGAGAGTGCATCACAAAGTTCAGCGACTGGTATTCGATGTTGGAAAAAGTCGCTCTCGACAGGTCGGCCACCAGATGCGGAGGCACACGGAAGATACGGCAGATCTCCGTCACCGAGAACTGCTTCGTCTCCAAAAACTGGCTGTCCTCTGGCGGCAGGGAAATCGGTTTGTAGGCCATGCCCTCTTCCAGCACCGCCACACGATGGGCATTGGATGCGCCGCCATAAGCCGCTTCCCAGCTATCCCGGATACGGTTCGGGTCTTTCACAACGCCGGGATGCTCCAGCACACCGCTGGGCTGTGCGCCGTTTTTGAAGAAGGACGAACCGTATTTGTCCACCGCAATCGAAGTGCCGAGGCTGTTCTTCATCATAGCAATCGGCGAGAAACCAATCAGCCCGTTAAAACCCAGCCCCGGCACATGGAAGATTTCATCCCGGCGAAAGTAGATGTCTTTGTTCTGCTCTCCCGGAACTTCGTCCGTATATGCGTGGTAGATATAGTAGAGTTCTCCACTCTCATCTCGGTCAACTTCGACGTTTTCCGGCATCAGCGGATACAGCCCCAGCACCGTGTTCTTGCCATCCCGGACAATTTGCGCATAAGCATTGCCCCAGAGGAGCAGGTGGGTCATCAGAGTCTCCCAGAAGACAAAGGATGTCATTTCCGGGTTGGGCTGGCGGTACAGAATCTTGTACAGCGGATGATCCCGTGCCTTTTCTTTGTTACCGTTGTCGTCCGTCACACGGTAAAGGTGCAGCGGCAGTGCAGCAATGGACTCTGCCAATAGACGGACACAGGCATACACGGTCGGGATCTGCATGGCGGCTTTCTCATCCACCTGCTCCCCGGCATTGGAACGGCCAAACACAAAGGTCTGCCCGGAATTGCGGACGTTATCCGTGACCTGCGGCAGACCTTCTTTCGGCTGTTCTATTTTGGGAGAATCCCTTGGATTCTCAAATCCCATCCATTCCCAGAACCCCATTAAGCGTTATCCCCTTTCTCCAGTTCCGGCAGACCGGCAAGGCTGGTACCAAGGGAAGCAACGCCCGCCACGATAGCGGCACTGCCGATTGCCACCCAGTCCACACTGCCACCAGGAAGCTGTGTCACAACCAGAGCCGCACCGGTCTGACACATGGTCTTGACCGCACGGATGCCGGCTGCTTTCCACCATTCTGCACTCATCAGATACTTCATAGCTTTTGTCCTCCATGTTCAAACTGCTTCTTTGTAAACTACATTTGCCCGGTCACGACATCCCTGCTCTCCTGGATGTGGAAAATTGACACAAGCAAATTTGCCAAAATAAAAGCGAGCAGCCGTATCATAGGCTCTCGCTGCTTCCTCTGGGGTAAAAAAATATCCCAGATGCTTTGTTTTATTGTTTACGCTTATATAAGCTCTAAACTTTCCTCTATCCTTACGAAATCCTACTCCCTTATATCCAGAGGTATTGTGTGAAGACATCCTCATGTTTCCCTGATTTTCACGCCGACTGGCGGCTCTTAGATTACATCGCCGATTATCCTTTGTGTTTCCGTTGATATGATCTACAACCTCCCCATCTGATATCTTCAGTTGCATCCTCGTGAAACGAACTGATTTTCTGTTTATTTTCGCCACAGCATAGCCGTAGCCATCAATATACCAGTAGTGATCCTCTGCAAGTTTTAGATCCTCAGGGTCAAAAATAAAACTGTTACCATTATCATCAATATATCTGTAATGGTCACCTTCAAGCTCAATTTTCCTGCATTCCCCACAGGTTTTTGCGCGTCCATTCAACAGACGCTGTCTCAAAACGACTTTCTCTTTTCCGCAGTCACATCTGCACAAGTATTTTGAGCGTCCAGTAGAACCCATGAATTTTAGCACTTGAAGTTTTCCATATCTTCTCCCCACCAACTCACCTGTGTCTTTCATATTCTCCTCCTAGAAAACAATCATGTCACGCTCGTCGTAGACGCTTCCCTGCTGCTGTCCTTCGTTTCGGATGCAGCGGTCCAGTGCCATGATCGCAGCGACGATACCATCAATCTTCTCCGGCGACTTCGCCTTGGTCGCCTTAATATTTCCTGCCGGATCAGTGTCCACGACCACATTGCCAGCCATCCATGCCATGACCGGGTTACCGCCGTGGATGATTCGTCCTTCCATCAAGAGCTTGTAAAACTCTTTTGTCGGAGGACTCATTGAAGAAAATCCCTGCCCAAATGGAATAACTGTGAAGCCCATTCCCTCAAGGTTTTGGGTCATCTGCACCGCTCCCCATCGGTCAAAGGCAATCTCCAGAATGTGATAGGTCTTGCCCAGCTCCTCGATGACTTTCTCGATGAAGCCGTAGTGAATCACATTGCCCTCGGTCGCCATCAGGTAACCCTGCTGATACCAGACATCATATGGAACGGATGCCCTGCGAACACGCTGGGGAATCGTATCCTCTGGAATCCAGAAAAACGGAAGCATGATGTATTTTTCCTCCGGGGTTCTGGGTGGAAACATCAGCACAAAAGCCGTGATATCACCGGTGCTGGACAAGTCCAGTCCGCCATAACAGTCACGACCTTTGAGGGCTTCCATATCGATTGGCTGGTTTCCGAGGTTGTAGATGTGTTCCGGGATGAATCTCGTCAGCGAGGACACCCACATATTCAAACGAAGCTGCTTGAACACATTCTCCTCTGCAGGGTTATCCAAGGCTTCCTGATAGGCGTCCCGGACACGCTGGATCTGGATGGTCTGTCCAAGTGATGGATTTGCTTTGTACCAGTTCGCTTCATCGTGCCAGTCATCCTCATCCGTCAGACCGTAAACCACCGGGTAAAAGGTGTGGTCGATCTTGCGACCGTTCAGCAGGTCGAGGGCTTTCATGTGCAGTTCGTAGCAGATACTTTCCTTGTCCGTGCCGGCCGTGGTGATCAGGAAGAACAATGGCTGCTCACGGGCATCACCGGAACCTTTGGTAAGGACATCGTAGAGTTTGCGGTTTGGCTGGGCATGGACCTCATCCAGCACCAGGCCCGACACATTCAAGCCATGCTTCGTGCCAACTTCAGCAGACAGGACTTGATAGAATCCTGCGTTGCCGTAGTTCACGATTCGCTTGGTGGCCGCCATGATCTTGCACCGTTTCAGCAGTGCCGGAGTCATCTGCACCATCTGGTGGGCAACATCGAAAACAATGGATGCCTGCTGGCGGTCTGCCGCAGCACCATACACTTCAGCGGACGGTTCGTTATCCGCAAAGAGCAGATACAGAGCCACCGCAGCGGCAAGTTCGGACTTACCGTTCTTCTTGCCGATTTCGACATAAGCCGTGCGGAACTGACGGTTTCCACGCTCATCCACAATGCCAAATACATCCCGGATAATCTGTTCCTGCCACGGAAGCAGCCAGAATCGTTTGCCGGCCCACTTGCCTTTGGTATGACGCAGGTTCTCGATAAAGGTCACCGCTCGGTCTGCCTTGGAAGCATCATAGTGGCAAGTCGGAAGCATGAACCGGCTGGGCTTGTAGTCTTTCAGTTTCGGATAGTTTTTTGGTCTCGTTTCTGCCATCATTTACCACCTCCTAACAGATTCTCCATTTCATCGGTTGCATCCGCAGAGCCGCTGTCCGAAGCAATGATCCGGCTTCGGGAAGACGGGGTCAGACCGAACTGCTCTGCGAACTTGTTCATGATCTTCAGATAGGTCTGGGCGATGGACACCTGCGGAATTGTCTGCCAGTACCCGGATGGGGTCTTGACGATGGTGCCGTGCTGGGTGATGAATTCCTCAGCTTCTTTCCATCGGGCATACGCCTGACAGTAACCGGCAAAGGCCGCCATATCGACTTCGGTCAGGATGCCGATGGCTTCCATCTGCTTGGCAAGTCTGCGCCACTCTTTCTTTGCTTCCGGCTCCAGCCACTTCGGACAGGCCGGTGCTTTCTTATTGGGCTTCGGTTCGCTGGTGTTCAGCGGATGCTTGCCCGGATTACCTTCCAGCTCTTTCATAGCGGTCGGCTTTGGTTTTCTGCCTCTGGTAGCCATTGGCATCTCCTCCTCTCCTCAAAAATAGGTAAAGAAAAAGGACCTCCGCAGAAGTCCTTGGAATCTATATAAAACACCTCGGATACGAGGCACAGCCCCTTTCGGGGCGTGTGTCCTTCATGGGTTATGCGTTGGGGTTGGCTTCCTTCCAAGCCTCGTACTCATCGACCAGTTCCGCTTCCTCAATGACCTGCCAGACTGCGCAGAAGCGAATCCGCTGCTTCTCGATCTCCTCTGCCGACCAGTGTTCCGGCTGGCGGCTCATGTCATGGTAGGCGTCCATTTCTGCCTTCGTCCGGAAGAAGAGGATGTTCTTCAGCTTCAGCGTTTCTGCATTGTTCCGCAGGGTGTACCGCTTGTCCTCTGCCGCTCTGCATAATTTTCCGAGGTCATCGCAGTTGATGCTTATGTCCTGCTTGAAGGTGATTTCGATGCCCACCAGCTTCTTCTCGGTGTCGGCTTCCTGAATGTTCTTGAGGTAGGTTTTTGCTTTCTTCATCATGGTTTGGTTCCTCCGATGTGTTTTATTCTTTGGGGCTGTTCCCCTTGCTGTGACTGTATATTACCGTCACGGCCGGTATATAGCAAGCGGCTATGCTGCACGATCATCTGCACCGTTATTTGTCAGATTTATGTGTATTTTCGCACGGAAGATTTTCACCACAATGAGCAAAAGCCCCCTTCCGGGAGCCCTGCCCTTGGGTGCTTACTGCACCCGGCTGATTGCCCATGCCATTGCGTGACCGCCGTCCTCGAAGCTCATTTCCGACTTTTCGCAGAAGTTCAGGCGACATTCGCATTCGCAAAGCCCCGTCTCTTCCGGCGTCTCGATGAATTCGTAGATTCCTGCGATGAACCCGCCATTCCAGTAGCGGTCGGCCATCAGGATGTGGTCGCCGTATTTACACACCATGCCATCCCCTGCGGTGACCTGCATTTCGAGGCGTTCCTGGGTAGTCGTGGTTCTGAATGTGTACTCGTTCTTCTCTGCTTTGAATGTGCGTTTCATGGTAAAATCCTCCGTTTTTTCGTTATTCCTTGGGGCTTTTCCCCTTTCGGTATGTGCATATTACCGTCTATTTCGCACATTATCAAGCGGCTATCCTACACAAATAGGAGCGGCTGGATCTGTGACAATTACGGCAAAGGAAAAGGGCCGCCGTTTCCGGCAAGCCCTGTGTGTTTCCCCTGCTTAGTAATCCTCTTCCTCGTCGTAGTCCTCTTCTTCCCAGTCTTCTTCCTCATCATCCATCCAACTGTCATCCTGGTCTTCTTCCTCATCCTTGAAGTCCCACATGTCTTCGGTCGGCTGGTTTCGGAGGTCTGGGTTCTGCTCGATGTAGTCGGCGACCGCTCCCTCAAGGGAATCAAGAATCTTTTCGTAGGCTTCCTCGCTGTAGACCGCCCATGCGTCTGCGGTCAGCCTTGCGATTCGGTCGTTGCCCTTGGCTCCGAGGAATCGCCCTGCGGGGTTGCAGGTTTCCTTGCCGTAGCCGATGCCCAGCTGGTCGCCATCGTTGTAAAAGCGGTATCCGATGCGGCTCATCGCCCTTACCAGCTCCCCTGCAAGGCTCTCTGCCTTACCCTCGAAAGGTACCAGTTCCTCAAAAAGTTTATTGATGCGCTCTGCGTTCTTTGTCATTGTCGTGTCCTCCATGTGTTTTTGTTGTTTTCCTTGGGGCTTTTCCCCTTTCGGTGACTGTATATTACCGTCACCTTGGCACACTATCAAGCGGCTAAACCACACGATCATTTGACCCTGTAATTGTCATATTTATGTACTTTTTATGCCAGTTTTCGGAAGACCGACACGAGCAAAAGGCTGGTCAATTCCAGCCCCTTGCGCCTGTCGGTCTTGCCTTTACCGGATGATTTCTAGGTAGCTGATGTTGCCCCAGCAGTCCGTACCCTTGAAGCGGATGCGCTTCTCGTTTTCACGGTCGAGGGTGAATCTCCGCAGGAGTTTCATCTTCTGGATGCGGTTCAGCAGGTCTTTGCCGTTCTTGGCATCTTCAACGGCATCCCTGATCTCCACCACCGAGCTGTCCGTGCCGTACCAGAGGTTGCTGAGTGCCTCCGGGATTCCGTTGTCCAGATAAAGATTGATTTTTGTGTAGGTCATGTTTGCGTTCCCCTTTCTTCTTTTGGGGAGGTTTCCCTCCCCGTTTTATTAGCTGAACATCTCTGCCGTGCTGTCATCGATCCAAAGGTGCATCCCATCCGCTTCCATGATCGCGTGGTCTTCAGCGACCTCGGTGATGATGCCCTCGCAGCTTCCGCTGCCATCGAAGTCGTCCCACCTCCATGTGGTCTTTCTTCCCTTTTTCCATGTTCTCCAATCTGCCATCTGGCTTCCCCCTTTCGTTTTGGTAGCTGTATATTACCGTCAGTTTCGGATAATAGCAAGGCCATAAATCATCATATTATCAACGATTTTCAGCTCTCATATTTGGTACATATATACCTCCGAATTCGCTTGATAAATATGTGTTTCTGCGGCATTATACACACAACGAAAGCAAAGAAAACCAAACGAAAACGGAGGATAAAGACCATGAAAAAGACCATTACCGAAATCGAAAGCATCATCGAGGAGCGCATCGCAGAGCTTGAAGAAGAATACGAGCTGGACATTTACGACCGCAACGACATCCGCGAGGAAGAATACCAGAAAGGCGGCTGGAAGCACGACCCCTTCCCAGAGGAGCTTGAGGAAGAAGAAACCGAGGAAGAGGAATGGCACTACCGCAGCATGGAGGAACAGCTCAACGAGGTATGAGGGATTTCTTCTAAGGAATCCCCCAAGGGACTCCCCAGCAGAAGCTGGGGCTGTTCCTCGTATCCTTCGCTTTCGTTTGTCCGGATACACAAAACCGCTGTCAGATGTTTGTGTACATTATGGCAGCGGTTCTGCTTGCTATTGTTGCTATCCAGAGGTAAGATACAGTAAACTGGAAGAGGGGTCTCGTTATTTTGAGGCCCCCATTTTCCGTCTAATCGGCTTCGCCCTGCATTGCCTGATGCACCACCATGCGGTTGTGCGCTCTGGCTCTTTTCTTTAAATCACGCTTCCATCTGCGGATTCGCACCGCTTTGTTGTGATTTCTTGAAAAGACATAATCATCCAGAACGTATCTGCCGCCGTGTTCCCTTTCGCCGTAAGCCGGCATCTTTCTGTGTCCCATGCGCTCCTCCTTAAACCAAGCCCTCCCGGTCTGCTCTGGCCGAGAGGGAATTTTTCTTATTTGGTTCTGCCTTTTATTCCGGCTTCGTGCCGTCATCCATCTGGATAATGCTCATCTGCCCGAACATGCTGACGAATGCTTCCGGCACCCAGAAGCGTTCCTTGTATTTGCGGATGAGGTCTTCCGGCAGTTCTGCGAAGTCCTCTGCACCCAATCCGCAAAGGAAGAAATTTCCCTTGATGGGCTGCTCAAGCTCCGGGATGTATCTGCTGAACGGCTTCTCGGTGAACAGCCCGTTGTCGTCCGTCACCAATGCGATCCTGTCCTCCCAAGGGTAGGTCGCCGTGATGCAGTCGCATTCGAGGATGCGGTAGAATTCATCCAGTGAATCCTCAATGTCCACCACCTGAGGATGCTCCATCGGCTTTACCAGAAGAACTTTCATTCAACCCACCCCGCTTTCACGATTGCCCAGTCTGCCAGAGGCAGGTTCTGGTGACCGCCCCATGCAATATCTTCCAGAGCTTCCTCTGTACCGCATTGATTGCAGATCAGGATGTTCGCCCTGCGGCTAAGTGCCTGCTGCTGGCGTTCATAGCAGCTAGGCTTTGCTCCGCATCTGGGGCAACGTGGGCCGGTCTGTCGCGTTTTACCGAGGTGTTCGAGCGACACCTTGACCTCCGCTTCCGAAGCCACACGGTGGCAACTGTCCGCGCCGTAGGCAACATTCAGATGGCTGCCATTATCCCATGACACCAGAATGTTTCCGGCATCATCGACTCCCCTGCAGGTTCCCTGCGTTCCGCTTTTCGGCGCATGTCGGTCATCCATCTCATCCAGAACAATGCGGCATCCGACCGGATATTCTGCCCGGAGGCGTTCAACTGTTTTCTTATCTGCGAAAATCATTCTGCCACCTCCTCAATCATCCGCTGGGCGGCATCCTTATCCATGCATTCCTTCAGCGCACCTTCGAGAATGTGCATCGGGAACTTGAATGCCATGTAGCCGTCCTTCAGGACTTTGTAATAGTAAGAACTTGGT